CCTGTATTACTTGTAGCAGAAACTCCAGTCGGTGTAAAGCTTACATCTATACGAATATTCAATACTCCAGTAGATATAGTAGCAGCCACACTTGGTGCTTCATATACAGTTTCTTGAGAAGCTTGACCTATACTTGAAGTCATTCCAATACCAGTTACAGATACTGTAGCCCCAGCAGTTGTTGTAACGTCTCCCTCTGATAAAGTTAAAGCATTTCCTGTAACGGCTGTTGTAGCTCCTCCAGTAGCAGTTTCGTCACCAAGAGACGCTGTTGTACCTACACCTGTTAAAGTGAGATTACAGTCTCCTGTCATTGTAATTGTACCAGAAGACGATGTTATTGCGTTTCCTGATATATCAATCGTTGTAGGTAAAGTTCCTGTTGAAGAAACCATTCCATCTTCAGTAACGACGATAGTTAGATTGTTATCACCAGATATTGAGAAAGTACCAATCGAACTTGTTGATTGAACACCAGTCACAAACACTGAAGTTCCTGGAGTTGAAACTGCTGAGTCTAATTCAACACCTGTTATTGTTGGAGCAACATCTCCTTGATATGTTATTGTACCTGTATTTGTAGTTGTCGAGACTCCTGTTACTGCATATTCAGTTTCAAGGACGTTCCAAAGATTATCACTCCAACCAATAATCTCACCTGTAACTTGATTTGCACCACGACCCCAACCAGATTGAAATACACCAGCAGCATCTTCTTGTCCTAAAGAAGAAGTCATGCCTAGTCCAGTAGCAGTGATATTAGAATCAGCAGTGACTGTTTCAGTACCAAGAGCTGAGGTTATTACATTACCTGTAGCAGTTACTTCTGCAACACCTGTAGCTACAGCAGTGCCTAAAGTTGAAGTAGTTCCTAAACCTGTAACTGTTACATCTGCATTACCAGTTGGTGTTTCTTCTCCAAGAGAAGAAGTTAATGAAGCTCCAGATAATCCGTTGCCGACTGATAAAATGAAATCGCCAGTGCCCCATGAAGCAGCGTTCCATCCTAATGGTAAACTTGTTCCTACACCTCTATTCCATCCAGTAAGTAATTGATTGTCTACAATCGTTGGATTAGGCATTGTGCCTAACGATGTCGTTACGGCATTACCTGTCGCTGCATACTCAGAAATCTGAGTAGCATCTCCAATTGCTGTAGTTAATCCAATCCCTGTAACGCTAAATACATTTGTCGTAGTTAACGATACAGTTCCAACTGTGGAAGTGAGACCATTACCTGTAGCATCTACAGGTGCTTGTAAGTTCCAAGCACCTGAGTTCCAGGTTTGTCGGCCCCATCCTTGAAGAGAGGCCATAATTTATTCTCCTATGCGATCCTTAAAATTGCAGCAGTTGCTTCAGCAGCAGGGAACGTAATTGTAAATGTTCCTGAAGTTGAAGTTTTAACTGCACCAAAATCTAGTACACAAACAGATGCATTGGTAGTCAAACCAGATACAGTTGAACTATTATAAATTACAGCAGCTTGTGCTGAAATAGTTGCACTTGTAAATGAAATGTCAGCAAAATCACAGACAGCAGTGTCTGTAGATAATGCAGGAGTAACAGATGTTAATGCTCCACCACCTTCAGAATAAGTTCCTGAGTTTGCTACTTCATCAGTTTGTTGAAAAGCAGTTGTTGATTTGCTTAAAGTTGCTTCGTTGTCGTATAATGCTAGTTTAAAAGCGTTCCCTGTCGTTGCCGTAAAGTTATGTAGGCCTTTCAGGATCTCCACTTTAAAACTGTTGCATACAGCTTGAGTAATTGCCATAATAATCTCCTATGGGTTCCTTGATTCGAGAGGGATACGAATAACGCCGTCCCGAAATTCGTCTCTACGATCACGCCCCATCTCATATGTGGCTAAAGATTGTACAGACTGATTATACATTTTATCGTAGTATTGTATCATATCTGCTGGACCTTTCAAGTATCCAAGTGCTTCTAAAATACAACCATACAACAGCACGTTCGGAGCATTTTGACTTAACCAAGTAGATGTATTTGTACTTGTTAAACCAGCAGGCTTGTACGTGTATGCGAGCTCTACAGTTAATGCAGCGTTCGGGGTTGGCGCAAGATAGTGTGTGTCTTGGTCCCACATTGCATAAAATTTAGGCGTTGCGGTAGAAGTTCTATCTGGTGCGTATTCATTCATAAACGAAATATCTTTTTGTATCAAGTAAGTTCTATCATCATTACTATCTATCAACTGTACATATCTCGTTGCCTCCCAATCAGATGGAAGCGGTAAAAAAGGGTTATTAATTGTAAGTGTTGCTGTATCGTATCTTCTGTAATAATTTAAATCTACGGTTCTTCTTACTTTATCTTCAATAGATTCAATAAAAGGTTGTATAACAGCGTTTGAAAGAACATTTGTGCTTGTTTCTGTGTAATTTCTTATATTATCTGTTAAATCTGAATAATCGGTCATGACGTGCTCACTGTAACATTACCTACACCAGAATTCAACTGTGTAGGTTTATTTGGTTGTTGTACACTCAAAGGCATCATGCTTTTTTGTGTAGAGGCATAAGCTACCCCATTTGCATAAAAATTAGTAACTGGCATATCTAATGTTTGAAATTCATTTACTTGTAGACCAAATCCTTCTCCATCATAAGGAGCATCTCCAATAGTTGGTTTGACTACAGTTCTTCCTGCATTTACAGGTCCTGTAGCACCACCAACAAAAACTCTAGAGTTAGCTATTTGAGACCTAGCATATTGTAAAGATTGAGGGTCTGTTACAATCGGTAAAGGTTCTAGTTGAGGTTGTTTAGGTTCAAACTCACTTACATGAACCCACGAACCATTCCACTCTTGAACCATTTCATTGTAAGGAAAAGCCATACCAGATCTATCTGATATTCTTTTTGCAAATTTACCAGATGCATATTTGCCCATTATTAAACTCCTGGTAAATAAGTTTTAGGTGATAAAAATAAACTTGTTCTTTCCCCATCTTGAGCTGCTGCTCTTTGAAATTCATCTTCATAAATTTGTTTTAACAATTGAATTCTATCTGGCGCTTTTTTCATAGCTATGTAATAAGCTAATCCAGCAGTTAAACATGGAAGAAATCGAAAAGGAACCTCAGCATTATTTGTGTATGCGCCCGAATCTTTCATCCGAACAAGAGCATAATATACTAGAGTGTAAGTTGTATCTGCTGCAGGATATAGAAATAGTTTTGGGTTTATCGTACGTTCAAAGTAGTATTGACTTGGTCGTCCGCTGGTTGTTTTAACAGTATAATTTAAATAAGTAGAACGACTAATTGATGTTGTTGAAAATTCATTGTTACTTGAATCACGAATAACAACATCGGTAATATCTATAATTTGTTGTGCATCATCAGCATGAGAACCAAATAAATCTGTTCCAGATAATTCTGTGGTTGTGGCTGCTAAAGATTTTTCTTGTTTTTGAATTGTCCAAAGATTTAATCCTCTATTAGCCCATTCAGCTAACATTAAATTAATAGAACGCCTAGCGGTCTTTATGTCGTATCCACTACGAGTTTGAAGACCGCAACGTTCAAAAGCTTCTTCTGCTATGTCGTCAATAGACAGATCAAAGTTTGCTGTTGTAGCGTAAGTTGGCATTTATCTTATGACTTTACCGCCGCCACGTTTCATCGCAACTTTTTTCTTAACTCTACCACCAGCTCTTTTTTTAATCATTTTTCCGCCATTAGCTTTTTTCTTGACCATGTTACCACCGCCAGCTCTTTTTTTGATCATGTTACCGCCACCAGCTTTTTTCTTGACCATTTTTCCGCCACCAGCTTTTTTCTTAACCATGTTACCACCGCCAGCTTTTTTCTTGACCATTTTTCCGCCATTAGCTTTTTTCTTAACAGGACCGCCGCCCATCATGCCCATACCTCTTCGGTTCATCATTGAACCTCCGCCCATGCGCTTCTTAACTTTAGATTTCTTTTTTACTGCCATAGGAACCTCCAAACAGTTTATTGTATTTATTTTCTCTCGATTTTACTACCTCATTGTAG